CAATGGTAGTGATTTAAATTATGGGTCAAATAACGAGAATCTGAAAATAACAGTGAACATGTCTTTTAGATATTGGGCACCACTTGACCAGAATCAGGATGGACCGAATATCCTAAACAATATCATTGATACTGTTGCAGATGGAGTCCAGAGACAAATACTAAGTAATGTACCGAAAGTGCTTCGGAGACTATAAAGGATGAAACATTATGGCTTTACCAAAATTAAAGATACCAGAGTATGAGTTAGTCGTACCATCAACACAGGAGAAGATCAAGTATAGACCATTTCTAGTAAAAGAAGAAAAAGTTCTACTCCTAGCAATGGAGAGTGAGGATGACCGGCAGATAAATGATGCACTTGTAAACACTGTAAGTGAGTGCACATTTGGCTCTGTCGATGGACGAAGTGCTCCTGTATTTGATATGGAGTATGTTTTTCTACAGGTAAGGTCAAAGTCTGTAGGTGAGAGTGTTGAACTAAACATCACCTGTCCAGATGATGGTAAGACGAAAGTTCCTGTGAAAGTTGACCTGTCTGAAGTTGCTGTGCAGATGAGTGTTGACCACAAAGCAGAGATTGAACTGACAGACGATATAAAACTTGTTATGGGATATCCAACTTTGTACAGTAGTCAAAAGGTTGATGGTGATTCTGATACGGAGACGGTGTTTAAATTGATGCAAGGTTGCATCTCAGAAATTCACTTTGGTGATGATGTGTATCGTAAGGTGGATATTAGTAATAAGGAGTTAGATGAGTTTTTTGGTAGTTTGACATCAGAAATGTTAGCAAAGGTTCAAGAGTTTTTTGAGACTATGCCGAAACTAAGACATATCATCGATGTTAAGAATCCAAAGACAAAGAAAAAGAATGAGGTGATGCTTGAGGGGCTTGGTGATTTTTTTACCTAACCATGGCACATATATCAGTTAAGTTATATTATGAGTTAAACTGGAATATGATGTTTCACCATAATTTTAGTTTGACAGAGATTGAAAATATGATGCCGTGGGAAAGAGAAATTTACGTTGGTTTGACTATGAATTACCTCAACGAAGAAAAAGAACGAATGGAACAAGAGCAGAGGAAATCACATGGCTGATGAAACTACGAAAGAATTTGCTGCCGCAGCAAAAGACTTCAGACTCGCAACAAAAGAGTTGAGTCAGAACACAGGCAAAGAGGTTGGTAAGGTCGTTGGTCAAGACCTACTGAAAGTCACTCAACCGTTTGTAGATTCATTTAAACGAATCCCCGGCGTTCAAACATTGGGTAATGTTGGTAAGACAATATTCAATAAAGGATTTGCTGCACTCAAAGATAGTAGAGAGAAAAAATTACTTGCAGACCGTCTTGGACTCACGAAAGAAGAGTTCAAGACAATGGAGATGCAAAACCGTGTTAATAAGGCATTTGAGACACAAGTTGAAAAGATGGGAGAAGCTGCGAAAAATCTCTTGGGTTTTGATGAAAATTTTGCGAGGGATATGGTGAGTCAACAGTTAAAAGATGCTGATGGTAAATTCATCTCTCTCAGGGATGCAATAGATAATCAAGCAGCAAGCTTAGAAAAACAGATGGACGCAAATAATTTTCTACAGGAAAGAAGTATTAACCTTGCTAAGAGGACACAAGGTAATCGTGCGAAACAAGAGGAGTTAGAGGCAGAGCAGGCAGCGAATGAACAGAAAAACCAAACACTCCTTGAGAGCATTGCCGGTGGTATAGTCACACTAAACAAAAGTTTCTTAGCAGGACTAAAAGATAAAGGATTAAAAGGTCTTGGGGTAGTCGCAGCACTTGTCGCTGCACCTTTTGTTGCACTCATTGCGTTCTTCAAACAACTGGCAGTTGAGTTTGCAGCTTTAAAAAGACTTACAAGAGTGGGTGCGATAGCAAGAATATTTGCACCTCTGACAAATTTGTTTAATGGATTAAGAGAAGCATTTAGGGGTTCATTCTTTAGAGCTGAGCTTGTAAAAACTTTTAAACCCACAATCGATGCGATTAGAAACTTCTTTAGACCTGTTGGTAATTTCTTTAGATTAGTTTTTAATCAGATTGCAGCTCTTACTAAACTAACTACGAGTGCAACTGGCATTCTTGGATTTGCAAAAGGTCTAGGAACAACTCTAGGTAAAATCTTTCTACCAGTAACAATTCTGATGTCTGCATTTGACTTTGTTACAGGTTTCATAGAGGGATATACTGAAGAGGGTATCATTGGTGGATTGAGAGAATTTGCTGGACTCAGAGAGGGTGTGGCAAGACTATTCGGTAATTTGATTGGTGCTCCCTTAGACTTGTTAAAAAGTGGAGTTGCATTTATATTAAGGAAACTAGGTTTTGATGAGTCGGCAGATGCACTCAAGAAATTTAGTTTCAAAGACCTTATCATGAAAATTGTTCGTGCCCCATTCAAACTACTACAAAAAGTTGTTGACATAGTGACAAACTTTGACTTTCAATCTCTAATTCCAAATAATAGACTTACAAGATTTTTGGGAATAGCGGGTGGAAATGACACTGCTGCAGCCGCTGCGGGTGCTGTCAATCAAAGTCCACTGAGAGCACAATCAGAGGCGATAGCAGGGGAAATAGCCAGATTAGAAGGTAGACTAGAGGGTTTCTACGCGACAGGTGAGGGACGCAGAGAAGATGAATCACAACTAGCAGCGTTGCAAAAAGAAGCAACCAGACTGAAAGCAGAACTTGAGGCACAGAGAGCTGGTGGCACCGTTGTAAATGCACCATCAAACTCTTCAACAAACACTACGACAAACACTACAGTGAACGCAGTGCCACTAAATGACCCAAATATGTATCCAGCAGAAGCTTTCTGATATTCTAAAAATAAAGGGGGGAACCGCGTTCCCCCCTTTCTCTCCATTATGTTAACTAGCCTTTTCAATCCGAGTCTTACTCAGCGATTAAGGACGGAACACCCGTTACTAGTATACCTTACTCGTTTGCCAGTTTTTCAAAGTAGGACATTGCATCGTCCTCACCAGCATCGCCCAACACAGTAGGTTGTGGTGCAGGCGGAGTATCAATTTTGGGTTCTGCAACTGGTGCATCTTCCATAATATCCTCTGCCTTACCAACCGTTACTGTACCGGCAAGGACTGCATCCAGCCTTGTCTTCAGTTCATCATATGACTTGAAGTTAGAAGCAGCAGTGAAGTCTGCAAGTGAATACTCTGTTTTCCACAGTGCTTCAATCTCCTCGTCATTATCGAACAACGCAGATGGGTCAGCAAACTCTGACTTATCATAATTCCAGTATCCATCTACTTTACGAAGCTTCAACTTGAAATCTGCACCTTCCCAGAAGTCAAAGGGATTGACAGCAGTTTCATCTTGGAATGCGGGCTGCATTGCCTCCATGATCTTGTCAAAGATTTTCTTACCGTAACGATAGAGGAAAACCTTACCCTCGTTCTGTGGATTTGCAGGGTCTTTCACAACATAGATGTTAGAGTAGTACTGCAACTTACGCTTCTGCTTTCGTGCAATCTCCTTATCAGACTCTACACCTGAGTTCCAGAGTTTAGAGTTATACTCCGACACAGGATCATTTTGACCTACAGTGGTGAGAGAGTTCTCAATGTACCACTGACCTGTTGGACCTTGGAACGCATGGTTCCACACCTTTGCCCAAGGCATATCCTCACCTTCTGGTGCGGGAAGAAAACGAATGACTGCGTATCCATTACCAGACTTATCCATGACTGGCTTCCAGAGACGTTCATCAACGTAAGACTTCTTTTCTTGGGGGGCAGACTCTTTCTGGGCAGCACCCAGCAGCGAGTCAAGACTGTTCTGTTTTTTCAATGCCGCAAGTGACATATCTTTCTCCTTATGTTATCGTATGTTTCGTATGTTATAATATTTTTAATGTATCACAAAAATCTGTTTTCGTCAAGTAACTTAGATTATTTTCTTGAATAGAATTATCTCTGGCATCCACCCAAT